AGACTGGCTACAAGTTGGTGCCATAACTCCACAAGAATGGAGAGACATAATAGAAATGCCGGATCTAGAAAGAAAGCGAGAAATAGAAAAAGGACCAGAAGAATATATTAAGAAAGTTATCGAGGAAATGTTATATGAAGGAGTTGTTATAGAGCCTGAAAAATTTGACAACCTTTCTTTTGCGCTGAAATATGCCATCTTAACATATTCAAATGGAAAAATAAATGGTCCACCAGAAGAGCGTTTAGACTTACTGAGACAGTTTATAGAAAAGGTGGATGCAATGTTAGCGCCTCCTCCAGAAGCAATGCCTGCTCCGCAGGAAGGTTTGCCGGGCGAAATAGCAGCTCCTTCTACTGCTCAAATGCCGCCTCCTATACCAGGAGCTCCGGGAGCCGTGCCAGCACCAAATATGTAATAAAAGGAGCTAACAATGAGCGACGAAACAGAGCAAAATTTAGACACTATACTTAAAGCGGCAGAAGCAAGAGGCTTAATACCTTCAGACGAAGAAGTAAAAGCATTAGAAGGCGAGCCAGAAGTAGAACCGGAAGTAAAACCAGAGCCTAAGAAAGAACCGGAAGTAACAGAAGAAGAAAGAGAAATCCTACATCCTAAAGTTATTGCATTGTCTAGAAGAGAAAATGTTATAAGAAAGCGGGAATCAGAACTAAAAGATCTAGAAAAGCAGAAACAAGAGTTTGAACAGCAGAAGAAAAGTCTAGACGGAATGACTTTAAGCGAGTTTGTCAAGCAGAAAAACTATACTTATGAACAGGCTTTAAAGGAATTTCTAGGAACAGGAGACAAGCCAATAACTGATCAAGAGTCAGCTTTGGCTGTAAGACTAGAAAAAATAGAAAAACAAACTGCTGAAAAAGAAGAACAATTAAAAAAACAGAAAGAAGAATTAGACCTAAAAGTACAGCAAGAAGAAGCAGAGAAATATGTTACGAGTTTGCGTAAGTTCTTGGACGACGGAGCAGAAAAATATGAGCTAATAACAGCTTCAGACAACCACAAACTTGTTTTAGATACAGTGCTTGAACACTACAATGAAACAGGCGAAGAGCTACCATGGGAACAAGCAGCCGAGCGAATAGAAGCCTTTTTAGAGGAAGAGTTAACAAAGAAAATAGAGAAGTTACTAAATACTTCGAAAATAAAAAATAAATTAGGAAAAGTAGGAAAATCAGAGCCAAAAAAACCAGAGCCTATTAAAGCGGGAATTAGACAGCAAGAACCTACAACAAAGACATTGTCTAATAAAAACACTGCCTCAAACATAGTGGAAGACTCAGATATTGAGGATCCAGAAGAGGCATACAAGCAAGCGTTAGCGTTTGCTAGAGAAAAACTAATTTAATAGGAGAATATTATGGCTACTTTAGATTCTACTACTGGTGCAGCTCTTTTAAAGAAAATGTATCCAGTAAAGGTGATGGAGAAATTAACATTCACCAACCGTCCGTTTTTGGCAATGGTTCCAAAAGGCGTATATGGCGGGTCCTCTGTTGACTTCGCTATTCATTATTCAGATCCACAGGGCATTGCTACTGATCTAGCAGATGTTACTGAAGGTCCATCAGGCTCCAAGCAGTTTAGTGCTACAATGCGTAGTATTGAAGCTTCTGCCTCAGTAGATGGAAAACTAATAGAGAAATGCGCTGCTGGCGATCCAGCTGCTTTCGTTGACCCACTCAAAGATGAGTCGTCAAACCTTATTAACAGCGTTTCCAACGTTCTTGCAGCTCAGCTGTATAGAACCGCTGGTGGAGCACTAGGAAAGGTTTCTAGCGTCACTGCTACTACCCTAGTACTTACGAACCCATCCGATGCTGTTAACTTTCCAGTAGGTATGTATGTTGGTGCCGATACGGTAGACGGCGGAGGCACTGTTCACTCGGGCTCAGAGCCAATTACTAAAGTTGACGCAAATACAGGCATATTGACTGCGGCTGCTTGGACTGACATTACTGGCATTGCTGCTGGTGACTTTTTGTTCAGACACGGAACCTACGACACTTGCTTCCACGGTCAAGGAAGCTGGGTTGCGAAGAATGCTTCTGATGTTGGAACGTTGTTAGGCGTTGATCGCACTGTAGACGTTGAGTCGCTAGGTGGCTTGCGTGTGAGTTCTTCGGACGTAAGCGGTCTTCCAATTGAGCAGAAACTGCAGCATGGTCTAATGCGCTGCGCTATCAAAGGCGCTTCGCCTGACAAGATCTTCCTGAACCCGGTTGATTACAATGACTTGATCATTGAGCTAGGTTCTAAAGTTCAATACACCGAATTTAAAGTTGGTGTTGTCGGCTTCGGCGGCGTAAGAATGAATGGACCAACCGGTGAAGTTATGGTAGTTGCTGATAGATTCTGTCCTGTAAAGGAAGCAAGAATTAACCAGATGAACACCTGGAAGCTATTAACCACCTCCGGTGGAACGCCTAAGTTCTTGGACTTAGACGGAAGAGTTGCTCGCGCAGCTTCTTCATATGCTTATTCGTTTAGAGCTGGCATATTTGGTAACCTTATATGTACCGCTCCAGGCTTCAACTGCGTAGTTGACCTTAGTTAATTAAGAAATAGGTAAAGGGGGCTTAAAAGCCCCCACCTATAATTTACTCATTCAAAGGAGAGTATTATGTCAGCAATAGGAAAAGTATGGGCACAGACTATAAGTAGAGGGACAGTTATTCTGTCTGGTAGTGCCAATTTAGACGTAAATGCAGATGGCGCGTCTGTTGACGGCTATGATGCATACGGCGAAGGTTTTACTGTATCGGTAATTGCAGATGGTGAGGTAGAAGTAACACCGCGCCAACTTCCGTCTCGCATTTTGTTTGCTAGTGGTGTTGTTGCTACTAGTCCAGACGCTATGACGTTAGGAACTCAGTATGACGTTGTGTGGGAGGCACAATCTGCTTCAAATGCCGATGTGTTTGACAATAGTAAAATTAAGTTCCATATATTAGATAAGTCTACTGCTCTGCACGCTAAGCCAAAACCTAATGAACGGTTCGCGTTCTTAATTATAGTGCAGCACGGGAAGCAGTAATGAAAGCACCAGCATTGTCAATATTACTAATGGATAAGAAAGATAAGAGTAAAGAAGAGCCTGTTAAAGAGAAAGAAGCAGATGACTTTACTATAATTGCGGAAGAACTTATGGCATTAGCAAAAGAAGACGATCCTGAAGGTTTTGCAGCTGCATTGAAAGACTTTGTGTGGATGTGTATGGAAAATAAAGAGTAATTGGATAGGTTTCTGGGGGGTTCCGTTTAAAAACGCCCCACAATTCAACAGAGGATAATAATAATGTCTGTTACGCTAGATACCTTGATGCAACAATGTCGTTATCGTGCCGACATGACCGATAGTGATTTTATTGATGATGCGGAGCTAATTCGCTTAATAAACCGCTCACAAGAAGACTTATATGACGTCCTAGTGTTGAACTACGGCGTAGACAATTTCGTAGACGGCTACGAATTCACAACCGCTGTTAGCCAAACTTCTTATGGTATTCCTACAAATATTTACAAACTATGTGGTTTAGACCTTAAAGTCAACTCAACTTGGTATAGCTTGCTGCGCTTTTCTCATGCAGACCGCAATAAGTATTTAAACGCCACAGAGGAAATAATTGATGGTAAGCCAAGAATTAGGTATATATTAAGAACCGGACACCTAGAACTACAACCAGCACCAACTGATACTTATGGTTGTAGGCTGTGGTATGTTCCTCAAATAACTCCCCTAGTTAATACCTCAGACACAATTAAAAATGGTATAGTGGACAGCTTTGCTAGTTATATTATAGCAGACGTTGCTTTCCGCATGTGTTCTAAAGAGGAAACAGAGCGCCCTGATCTTGCTGCAGAAAGAACAGAAATACTTCAGAAAATTATAGCCGCAACAGAACGAGACATAGACACTCCTTCGCCAGAACCAGATAGTGGCGTAACGCTGTTTAATTTGAAGTTACAGGCACGCTATAAAGCTGATGCAGTAACAGACCGCAGTATAAGCGAAACTGAATTAGAACATTATATAAATCAGTCTTATGGCGAATTACAAGACATACTAGAGAAAGCAACGGGAAACTATTATTTTCTAGATGGCTATGAGTTTGTAACAGAAGTAAACAAACGAGATTATGATTTGCCTGCCGACTTTTATAAGCTTGGTGGAGTGGATTTGGTTATAGGTACAGATAAATATAGTATACCAAGATATAATTTTATAGAACGCAATTTATATGAAAATACTTCATTACACCTATGGAACGGAACACCATTCTTACATTATGAATTATTACAAAATAGTATAAGATTACTTCCTGCTCCGACCGCAGTATATAATATAACTCTGTGGTATTCAAAACGTTTAAGTACATTAACCAAAGAATCTGATAAAATGTCTAACATAATAATTAGAGATTGGTCAGAATATATTACAATAGATGCTGCTATTAAAATATTAAATAAGAAATTATTAAATTTGCCGCCACAGCAAATGCAAGGAACACAGGCAGTTATAACTAATTTACAAGGACAAAAGGCATCTATGTCTGAGCGTTTAAAAGAAATGGTAGAAAATAGAGATTGGGGCGCTCCGTTAAATGTTGTAGACACAGAATTATTAGATGGCGCATTCTGGAAATACTAATGACTAAGCGTTTAATAATTCACCAGCCCAAGCCAGTTACTAAAGATCTAGAAAGTGCCGTAAA